GCTGTCAGGCATATCAACAGTCACAGCCAGTTCTTTGATTGCTGGCGTGGCTTGCTCGTCAGTGCTGGACAGGACAGCCTTGAACCGCAACGCCCGTGCGGAGTAATCACCGACGACAAATTCTTTGTAATCTGACCACGTTGGCGAACCAGCCGGGTCGTCATCTGTAATTGACACGAACAAATCAACATTCGTGTCGTCATAGCTGTCAGGGTCGCCATCGAACAGGCCAGAACGGTCATCAAAGTTGCCTTCTGCATCGTCAAACAGGTTCACATAATCAATGCGGATGACATCCAAATCGGCAGTCACGCGGCTTGTGTATCTGCTGCCAAGGTCAACATAGTTATCGAACTCATACTCGCCTTCGTCATCAACGCGACCACCGCCACTGTCGAACTGACCCGCTGCGTCGTCGAAATTGCCAGTCGCGGCATCAAACAAAATGGCGGTCGCCAGCTTCAGAACTGGCACGTCTTGACTGTCCTCATCAACCACGCAATCTGTTTTCGTGCCAGAGAATGCCGGGTGCTGCGTTGATGTGGCGACCACATTCAAGCCAGCGACAGACTGAATGTCTGTGCCAATGTTTGTGGCGACCTGACTTGCGTTGCCAGACGTATCAACAGCACGAACGAAATATGTGCCAGTGCGTGCAGGAACAGTCACGCTGGTCGCTGTAATCTTGGGAATGAGCGTCACTGCGTTCTGATATGAAGGGCTGGTTGTGTCTGTGCTGAACCTGACCTGATAATGCGACAGGTCAAGGTCGGCCACAGCATCCCACGACAAATGCGCTTCTGCGCCGACCACGTTGATACGCAAGCCAGTCACATCCGCTGGTGGTGCGGTCTTGCCGACTGCTTGATGGCTAACTTCTGTAAAGTCAGACTTAACGCCAAGGTTACTGACAGCCCTAGCGCGGATGTTATAAGTCACATTGTCTTCGACATCTATAATCTCAAAGATGCTTGATGTGCCGCGACCCAGCGACTTGAACGTGCTTTCTGTGCTTTTCTTAAACTGCACTTCGTATTTGTCTTGGAACGTGCCGCCGCCTGTAACGGTCACAAAGATAACCGCCACAGCTTTCTGGTTAATAACGCGCAGTTCTTCGTCAATAGATATGCCCACACCGCCGATGTCGTATGCGCTTGGCAGCGTGGTATTCGGCGCAGGGTCAACCGCCACTTGCTCATTGCTTGACCAGGTGTAAACACCTGATGCGGTTTCGCGCAGCACTAGGTCAACGCCAAGTTGTTCGCCACTGATTGAAAGCGTCCACTCGACCACCTCAAACACCTTCGACGAAAAGCCAAAGCGTTCATTGGTAATCATAACCGTGTCACCGACTTGCAGCTTGAACGCAGTCAGCTTCGCCGGGAAGTTTATCATCAACTGCTGGCGACCCTTTTCGAGATGTATCTTGGCGATTCGCTGCGCCATTGTAGTGCTGTCGGTAAATGGCAAATCAAGTTCTGTCGTTACCTTCTCGCCAGCATCTTCGGTCACATAGGTCGCGTTTGTGATTTCTGGGTAATCTGTCGGCTGATAGTTTTCAGACGGTGCAACATAGATGCCCTTAACAGTGTTGAAGCTGTCCCGGCGACTGGCGCGGGTCTGCACTTGTATCGCGCCACGCAAATCATCTTCGTCAAGTGTGATAGTCGGTGTGCGATATGCGCCAGCCAGCACACGCCATTTGCCATCAGAATAAGCGCAGTGACCGACCATAGATGTCAGCAGACGCGGCAGCACGGTTGCTGGCGGCTTGTCTGCGTCAATGATGCCGTTACAGGTAAAGCGTGTTTCTGACGCGCTGTAGGGATATTTTACGTTATCCAGCGTCACGCTTTCGTCACAGATATTTGCTGCTGCGGTGACGCTCGTGTCGTCAATCTCTGCGGCTGTAGCTGCAAGACCTGACGCAGACGTCAGGTAATCGCGCACAACCAATGCGGGGTTTGTTGAATATGCTGTCGTATCATCACGCGGGTCAAACAGCTTCTTGCCCCTTACCAATGTCGTTACGGCAGGAATGCCATTTGGGAAAGCATCAGTGTCCCACTCAAACCGCGCATAAATATATGCAATGCCGTTTAAGACCATTGTGTTGGGTGCGCTTGTTTCGGCAACTAGGTCGGCGTCAGCTTGCGTCTGCGTTCCATCGTAGAGCTTAAAGCGCGTGAGGTATTGGTTGTCTTCACCCCTATACCTTGTGGTGGCGGGTGTCGTTCTGTATCGCGTCTGGCCATTAGCGTCTGTCCCGTCGGCCTCCAAAAAAAGGAAGTCATCATTCAGGAACACTTGCTTTCCGCTCACGTGACGCCCAACATCTTCGCACTCGTGGTCAGCAACCGCGAGAACCATATGCAAATATTTATTATCGTCAGATGTTTCTAAGAAAACAACTGTGCCGCCAACCTTTGCTTCGCCGTAAATCGTGCGGCGCGGCTGTGTAGGTATCTTGACGTTTAGCTGGCGACCCTGAACCTCAGTGCCTAGTGACGATGGCGCATCAACGGCATCATAAGCACCTCCAGCATAAGCAACCGCAGTCTGCAAGCCAGCAGTTGCCAATGCAGCACCTATGGTGGGCTGGCTCACGCTACTAAATAACGCAGCACCTATCGCTTGGCCTGTGTAAATAACCGCAGCAGCTACGACAACATCTTTTACAATATCTTCTGCCTTATCGCCCATATCACACCCGCCAAGCTGCTTCGATTATTCTCATTGGCACATATACAGCACCTTCGTCATGCGTAAACAGCAACGCTTGGTTGCCAGCGCATATGCCCAATGATGGCATAACTTTGTTAATATGTCTTGCCACGATGTCGCCACGCTGCGCCTGTTTCGGCTTTATTTGCCCTTGCGTTGCGTGGTCTAAATAATCCAGCACACCATCGTAGCCCATCTGCTTTATCATTCTTGCGCCTTGCAGGAATGATTGATATTTGCCGCGCCACTTCTTCATAATATCTGTGTCGGTCATCTGTAATACAATGTCAGACGTTCCAGCAAAGCAATCTGTCTCGCCTAACACGTATGGCTTCAGGGCTGCTTCAGTAAGGGCGTTGTCAAGATGTAGTTCCCAACCTTCTTTGCGCTGCATTACCGCCCCCACTGAATAGACGTGTCCTGAATGACTGGCACATAATCCAGCCCGGTATCGGTAGGGTGGTCAATCTTCTGGTCTTGCGGTGTATAGCGGCGCAAGCGTGGACGCTCTAAATCAATCATGCGGCTTTCTGCGGAGATGTTAATAGTTGCGCCATCAGCCATATCATCAATGCTTAAAACATCCATACGTCCGTCAAATATCAGATATGGGTCAGCTACAATCGCACCAGAAGACAGCGCGGCAAAGCGTATCTTAACTGGCTGACCCTGATAGGCTTCTGTCAATGCGATGCTGATAAGGCTGGCTGGTAAGCCACTCATTGCCAAGTTCACACCCACCGCACGAATGTCGTTTGTCTCCACAATCGGTGAGATGTTTATAAGATTGCCGCCACCGATATATTCATTGCTGTTGTAAGTCAGTGGTCGCACACCATTCCAAAAATACAGCGCACCACTGTCAAACTCTAGGTCGATAAGAAAGATGGGTTCGAGTTCGGACAGTGCCTCAGTAGCCGCAAACACGATGCCGAAGTGTTCGATTTCATTGATGTCAACGCCAACTTCGTTTGCAGCCAGACGAAACACGCCAACCGCATCGCTGACGACCACAGTGGCATCGTCTGCCGGGCTGCTGCGTAGGTCAGGCCAGATGTCCAGCGTAGCTTCGCCAGATGCGTTGCTGTCCACATCGTTCAATACTTTATGCAGCGTGGCAGTAGAACCTGCGCCAAGCTGGATATAGTCGCCAGCCTTCAGGTAGCCTGTGGCACTAGCTGGCAGACCATCAATCGCCAGCGTTGCACCTGTTTGGCTTGCACCATTTACAACTGGCGTGCCGGGCGTTGACGAAGCAGAACCACGCGGCGCGCTGTGCGGGTCGCCAAGCAAGAACGTGCCATACTGACCATTCAACTTGACCAAAAATGAAAACCATTCTTCTGCTTGCGCGCGGTTCATAGCTGGCATCTGCACTTCAGCTTGCCAACGCTGCCCCTGATGCTTGTAAACTTGCTGCGAGTATGTGAACGGGCTTGTGCTAATGCCGACCGAGTTCTTAGCGGTCAGACGAATAGCACGCATGTCTTTGATGGTCGGCAGTGATAGTGGATAAGTAATAGCCATTAGAACGCTGCCCCGTATGCGCCGCCGCGCTTCTTAGCATCCAGCACGCCAGACTTAGCTGCGCCGACAATCTGTGGCATAAGCTGGACAATCTCAGCACGGACAGTTTGCGAAACGCCTGTGCTGACATTGATGGTCTGATTGACTACGACAGTTTCGCCGCCAAGTTTGTTGTTCGGCACGATGTTACCTGATTGACGCGGCACGAATAATTCCTTGCCGCGCTCACCTACTATGAATGGCTGACCAGCTTGCACAGAGCCACCATCAGCACGCGCGCCCGGCTGCTTACCTGTGCCGCCAAATATCTTCATTGTTCGCAGACCGCCACCGATTGACTGCACTAAGCGTTCTACAACCAAGATGTCATAAAGACGCGCGATAATCTTCTTCGCCATATCTTTGAACGCATCAGCCGCACCTTTTGTGCCTTGCGATATATTGCGGAAAGTCTCGCCAAAACTTTCAGATATTGCGTCTGCTGATTTCTCGCCATCTGTCTTAGCGGTATTGGCAAGCGTGTTTAATTTCTTCTCAGCGTCAACTGCTTCTTCGCCAACCTTCTTGACGTTCTCAGCAAGCGGCTCAACGCTATCAGCAGCCAGCGCATAGCTTTCTGCTACCTCGCGCAGACGTTGTGATGTGCCTTCACCAATTACAGACTTTTGTGCCTCGTCAAGAAAGCCAAAGGTCTGTGCAAGGTCGATAAACTTGTTACGCAGAACGCCTACGCCATCAATAATGTTAGCAATGGCAAGTGAACCAAGAACGGTAAATGCTTCGGCTACGCGCTGGATAGCTGGCAACACTGTGGCAGTGATTTGCTGACCAAACGATGCAAATGTTTTGCCAAGACGGTCAAAACCATCATTAGCTGCTTCGACAGCCGCAGCTTGTTCGCCTGTAAGCTGTATCGTGACTTGGTTAAACCGTTCTTGCAGCGCGGTCAGTTCTTCATTGCCACCCTTCAGCGTGTTAATTAGCTTCGTGCCAGAGCGACCAAACAGGTCAAACGCAATACGCACACGCTCTGCCGGGTCTTGCACATCTTTCAGGCGGTCAGATACTTCGCCAAGCAATTCGCGTGTCGGCTTGATTTGGCCTTCAGTGTTGGTAACGCTGATGCCTAAGTCTTCAAAAGAACGCTTGGCAATACCGATGCCATTGGCAGTCTCGCCAATGCTGCGGCTAAACCGTTCCAGACCTTTGGCAAGTTCTTGTGATGATACGCCTGTTTGTCCTGCGGCAAACTCCAGCGATTGCAATTCATTAACAGTCAGCCCAAGACGCGCACTGCTTTTCGCCAGTTCGTCAATTTGACCAGCAAATTGCTTTAGTGCAAGCGTAGCACCAAGACCGACAACAGCGTTGCGGACGTTAAAAACAGATGATTTAACTTTAGAAAGACCATTACGAACAGACGCAAAAGCACGCTGCGTCTTATCAAAAGCTGTTAGATTAATTCGTAGGTTCTGGTCGGCCATCAGCTATAACTTCCAAATATGCAGCCCATTCAATCAGTTCAGTATAGGGCATTTGCTCAATTTCGCCAATGGTCTTGCCTAGTCGGTCAGCCAAAGCGATAACGCTGAAACGTGTTGCGTCATCGCTTAGTCCTTTTTTACTTCTTCGACCCCTTGCATTTCGCCCATAAGCTGCCCGGCCACGTTACTAACTACGTTTACGGGCTGGCGCATCAATATCGGCTTATCGCCAACGTCAAATGCTTTGTCGCCATTTTCGTCCATTGCCTTCAGAAGTATAAGGTCAACCAGACCTTCAATGGTCATATTGTTCAGAAAATCGGGATGCTTGCGCTGTAGCTTGTTAAACTCGCCACAGTTTAGTGGGGTGGCGAACAGAACCATAGGTTCGTTATCGTCACCCCATTCTTCAACTTCAACCCGCTTCGTGGTTTTATTCGTGTTTGCGCTGATGCGCTCACCAAATGCAGACATAGTGCCACCCCCTGTCTGTTATATTAGACTTGCGACTGCGTTAGACCGCCAGAGAATTGAACCTCAAAACTCATGCTAACAATATCGTCAAACGAAGAAGCAACTTCTTTGCTCGTGACGATTGCAGTGCCAGTGTAATAGGTGTCACCAGCGTCAGCACCTTCAGGATACAGGTTCAGCGTTACGCTGCTGCCTACGTCCAATTCGCCTTGACCAGTTGAGCCATAGACTTCATCACCGTCAAAACGAACAGTGATTGAACCAGTCGCATCTGTCAGACCAGCTTTGTAGGTGCGTGCAGTGTCACCCATAGAGCTGTCTTCGATTACTTGTCCAGTTTCGGTTACGGTAAAGGCAGTAATTTCACCGACAGCATTGCTGCCGACCTTAACAGTGCCTTCAGAGCCAGTATGCGTTGCCATCTTTAAGCCTCTTTCACTTCAGTTTCACGCGCTGCCGATTTGGTTTTTTTAGTAGCTTTTGGCTGTTCGGCAGACCACCCATCAGCTACAAACTTGTCGGCGTTCTTAGGCCAAACTTCTTTGACTTCATCGCCTTTATACAATGTCACACGTTTTGTCATATCAAACCGCCGTTTCTATATCGTTCTCTAAAGTAGCATATAGCACTTCTAGTGTAAATCGACCAACGCCTACAGGCTGGTCGCCATCAGCAGCATAGCTGGCTTCGAACGCTGTTATCTTAGCATCTTTGGCGTAACCGCCAAGCGTTACATCAGCAGTGATGGCTTCTTCAACTTCTACAGCAATCGTGTCCAACGTGTTATCTACGTTGCTTGTGCCTTTTACATACGCTTCAACCATAACTTCCAGCGTGCGAAACTGCGTGCGTGGCTTAGTCATCGTGGCGTGTTCTGTGGTTTCGCTGTTCGTGTAAATGCAGAGACCCGGCAGCTTCGCTTCCGCAAGCGGATAGAAGCGCGTCTGATAGACGTTTGTGCCAGTCGTTGTAAGACCAGTCAGCGTGCTAACGACATCATCGCGGATTGATTTGCGAACGTGTGCCATTACTGCTCCTCAAGCACCAGAGTGGTCATGCCAGTGCCATCATCTTGCACGACTTTGATGACGTAGCTGGTCGCGTTGATGGTGATAGCGTCACCTTCTGCTGCGCTGCTGACATCTGATGTGCGGCAGACAAAACGCGGCTGATTGATAGCAAAAGCAACTGTGCCACCGCTATCCAGTTCAAGATATTCTTTGTCGAAAATACCGTTCACAGTGCCGCCACCAAAAGTAGCGGCAACGGCAAAATCGTCAACTTCTACAAAGATTGCGCGTTCTGTGTCGGTTTCTACTGCCATTATTTTTTCTTGCGTGTTCGTTTAACAAGTGGTTCTGCGGTGCTGGTGTCCAGACCGACAGAGCGATTAGTTTTTTCTTTTTGTTCGTATGGAACAGCTTGGCGGTGGGCAATCAACTCAATAGCGATAGCCTGTGGCACTTCAACAATATCGCCCGGTTCGCAATGCTTCCCAGCTACGCCAACAGTTCTTGTAATTTCAATTTTAACCATTTTTCCCTCTTAAAGAATTGGAGGGTGGCCGAAGCCACCCCCCGCATCATTAGGCATTGATGTCCAAGCAAGCTGCGAACGACTGTGCGTGGCGCACAGCAACGTCAACTTCTTGCATGACACGGATGCGAACCGCACCAGATGAACCGCCAGTATAGGGGTCAATCAGAACATCGCTTGTGCTGAACAAACCAATCATCAGGTTCGAGAAGTCACCAGCAATCAAAGCAGAGAGGCCAGTGCCAGAACCTTTGGTCAGGTCAGACGGGACGTTGTTCGTTACGGCCATA